ACGAATCATATTGCCAGACATCACAATCATATTCCATTCACGTTTCGCTTCTGTTAATCCGGTGTTGATCATGGAACTGATCGTAGTTCTGCTTTGAATCAATGGACATATTTTTGAGGCTATTTTCAAGTCCTCGTTGTTGCTTTTGCCAGGAACAACACACACGAATTTCGATTCGGGCAAGTTTGCTTCAATGGCTGAAACGGTGGTTTTTAGACCGCCAAACTTGAATTCTGGACACAAGACAATGAATCCCAAGTCCTTTTCGATTTTGAACATAAATTAACCAACGTAAAGTGTATCGAAATCCACATTAATCACATCGTCAGCGGTAATTGGATTGGACAAAACGAACTTGCCGCTTTCAACAATCCCATCTGTATCGGTATCTTCAGTATAAGTGAAGGTGAGCCATGTTGGGGTGTCAGAAGTAAATGCCGTAGGGACATAATTACCACGCGGAGCTTTCCCTGGCGTGATGTTGCCCGATTGTGTCAGGCGAATTCCGTTGATATAAACACGAAGCGAACCGGCACGGTAAGCTGTTGCTGTGGATGTGACCACATAATTCTGATAGTCTGGACTTATCAAATTTTCATGAACCGGCACCAAATCATAATTATGAAGATGCCTTACTGTAGCCGGGAATGTCGTGTTTGCCTTGATAGCACCAGCCATATCCACCGACCAGTAAATACTGTCAGATGGCTTCAAAATCATCTCTCCATCAACAAATTCGATTTCCGACACACCAATAACCGAAATCTGAGATGGGAGTCCGCTTGGAACAGGATTGTTCAGATTGACGCGAACTGTTAAATTGTTAGCACCTGCTGCAATGCCCGACAATTTAGCACGCTCATCCAAAAGCATACGAACATAGTTAATCGTGGACAAACCCACAACAACTGAACCATCCGTGTGATGAGCAATATTGTGCTCTGTATCATCAACGGCTGACGTTCTCAATGTACCATCAGCATTCAAGGCTTGAGCAAGTCTATTCGCTAAAGTGCCAGCCGTACCTTGTGCGCTTTGCAGGATTGTTGCGTCAACATCTACTTGAGCATTGACAAGCAAAACCCTATCAATCAAAGCCTGTATCGGGATGTTATCGACCTGATGGTTGTACGGGTCGAGTGGCTGATACAGTGGAACAGGAACTAATTCTATAGCAGGGATATCGCCTCCTGGTTAACTAATGATATTTATTCCAATGTACAATAATTTCACAGAACACTTACCCTCCAGTTGAAGGTGATTTGGATTGTAGAGTTTTTACTGATACCACCCAAAGTAACCATACTGTACAAATTTCCATCTTTCATCACCAAAGCCATTTCATTGATGATGCTTCCATTACCTTCGTCAAACCCCATTACCACTGTAAAGATAGCTTGATTAAGCATTTGAGGATTAACAGTAGACATCACTGGCTTACTTACCAAAGTCGAACCAAATAAACCAGTTCTACTAGCTTCGACAACTTTTGGCGCACCACTCAAAGTGCCATTTGTTCCGAAGATCATACGATCAATGTAATACTGAAATACCTGTCCAATATCATTGGTAAGTGTTTTCGCTTGAGCATTCTTGGCAGTAGTTAAAATGGCATTCCTTGCCCAGAATGATTCCTGACGACCGTCCTTATGGTCAACGATAATCTCAACATCACCACGCTGGTAGATATTTTCATTCACACAAGTCATTGGATTTCTCCTTGTTCAACTATAGAGCCATCGCGTCGTTCAATTTTGAAACTGACTAACTCAATCGTACCAACAGCCTCCAAAATGCCATCATTGTTAAGGGCGGAAACACACAAATCCAATGGCATACCGGCAATTACATTTTCGGTACTGATAGGTTCGATGCCACGACGATCAACGCCTTCTTTGAATTCAACGTCATCCTTAAGCACCGGAGATGTCAATAAGTAATTGATCAAAGAAAAGCTTAATGATGTCCCCACCAAACCCCATGTAGTTTTAGGACCAGATAAATCAATCCTTTGGGCATCCCATGCAATGATCCTGTAATACATACTTCCAATTTGTACCAAATAGTTTTCCTTGAAACTACTCGTTTCTATAGGAGTAACCGGAGGATTAGAACCATTCTGAATAGTAAGAGCCGTTTCATAATCTGGTGTGGTCAAAATGTACATGCCCCTGATATCGACATAACCAATCGCATCATCAAGAAGCCTTCGATATACCGTAATTGTAATGCCAGCCGCATTCCCTCCTGTGTAACCCAGGATGTATGGCTCACTTTTATCAGCCGCATTGAAGCCCAAAATTTGGTATTGAGAACCAGAGTATTTAATGTAATCCCCCTGGATAACACCCCAAGAATCTAATTCTTCAGTGACAACTCGACCACGCCTTGTCACTGTCATCACACCAGTGGAACTACTGAATACAATTGTTGTATCATCATTTTTCACAAGGTTGTAGTTCAAATCGGTTACATTCACTATGCCTGCCCACCCAGAAAGCACCAAGGTGTTGTTAGGTAGAATGTCGTAAATGTTGTAAGTACCTGTGTATATTCCACTTAGGATTTTGATTTTCCACGGTGTTGAACTATTGGCTTCAGTTAACACCGGCTTAATTGTGAAGTTGATGTTTTCGTCAGACAAAACAAAGAGATCGTCTTGAAATATGCTTGCACCTGAATCAGTCCATAGCGGATTGGACAGCCTGAAAGTAAAGGCTGAAGTATCCAGTGGAAATGGTATATTATCGGGCGATGCTTGATCGATTTTGACGACATTAGTTCCCGGCGAACTTACTTGATATGTGCCAACATTGGTTCCAGTTAATATTTCCAGCAAATTCGTAGCAAATATATTGAGATGGTCGAACCTAACTGTTGGACTGTATAATACCACTTCGGAGTTAAAGCCAGTAGCGGTTCCACTCGCCATTGTGATTGCAGTGGCGAGTTCATTTCTCAAGAATTGACCAGTGGTAGACCCAAGCAATGGAATAAGACGGTTGAAATCTCCCTGACCAACGATGAGGTTATCATCAATAGCCAGATCGACAAGAATCTCAATGTCCTCAACAGGAGGTGGCATATATTCATTCACGGCACCACTGTAACTAATAGAGCGTATCTGTGCATGGAAAGGAACCTGTCCCTTTGCTATTTCTGTAGCCTCCCTAATGCGATCATCTGAGATATCTTCTAATTCCATGTCCAGAGAAATTGAGCTACTCTGACACGCACTGCAAGTGTCAATAAATGTCCGGTCAATATCACACGGAAGATTTGAATTCCTCAACGAGCCGTTATACTCCTCCATATCATAAATATTCTCGGAAAAAGCGAACTCAGTGCGTACTTGACCGTAAACTACAGGTAGTGCAAATGGATGTCTGATGGGTATCAAGACATCAAACATTGGATCGTCTTCAGCAATCAAGTGAACATTCCAATTCTTGAATGGATATGTGAAGGTTGTTTCGTCTCGGCTATCCATCAAAGGCAAAGCCCTAATGTAATTTTCATTCGCTTGACTTGTCACATCTCCAATTTGGTAAGTAACTAAAACTATGTCACCTTCCACGAGATGAATTGCACCAGAAGACAGCCCGTCGCCCAGCCAAACGAGATTTGTGGTCGATCCAGCATTAGATAAAGAAACATAGTTCAAACCGAGTGATACATACTCATCTGTGTCGATACCTCGCAGACTGATAGTGAAATTATCAGAATTGACTGGTAAAAGAGCTTGCTTTGCCAGTCGGAAAGTCGTTTGACCATCGCCAACCACAAAAGATTCCGTCCAGGTTGAAGAAGATACAATTTGCCAGTATTTTGTCAATTTTTGCAGTGTAATTCCAGCGGACCCAAGAGCTTCAACTAAACCATCGAGAGTACCTCGTTTTTTATTCAACGGCACAGCACGTTTAATCTGCCTTCTCCATAAGGTCGGATCATTGGACCATAACTTATGCTTGAAGAGATTTGCTAAATATGGCAAAAGCGATTCGTGGGTTGCATTAGCATCAATCAAATCGAGAATTTGATTACTCAGATTTTCAAGAGTGGTGAATCCTTTTCCAACCGCTGCATTCATTCGCGAAATAACATCAGGAGTCACATCTGATTCGGAAATTCTTAACTTGAACATCTCTGGAGTGTAAAGGTCCAAGAGTTTTTGGTATTTATCATCCGGGGCGACATGCGACGGCATTGCTGTTGTCGCCTGTGTATCACCGTAAACATAAAAAGCAATATGAGCAGATTGTTTGGGGGATGCTGCTAGAGGAGTCCATTTCCAGCAGATCATGTAATCGCCCTCTCTCGCCTGTGATGGTGTCCACTGGATGCGGAAAGTGCCAATTAAAGAATTACCTTCATCATCGAAATAAACCTTCTCAATATAGGCGTTGGATGGATCGCTGGAAAGCCAGGCTGGATTCTGAGAATCATCACCATAGGTTTTAACCGGAATGGTGTCAGTGTAATAAAGAGTCAGTTCAGGTGCGTCTCCTATTTGTTCTGTATAAGTTTTGTAAGAACCCGTGGTGAAATTTCTTTCAATGAAATAAATAACAACCTGATCTACACGGTAAGGGTCAATAAGATTCCCTGCGGCGTCCGTAGTCTGGAAGTCGATTTTAATCGTATCAATGATTGTCGGATTTTCACTTAACGTCTTTACCGCCATGACAATCCTTACTGGAAGTTATAGTTGACCGCAATATCATCGG